CTGAAATATTTCCAGAAGATTTTAATAATATTGTAAAAAATGCAATGATAAAATCTTATGAATCAGAATCTAGAATTGTTGATTGGGTGTTTGAACACGGAGATTTAGAATATTTAGAAGCTGAACAAGTAAAAAATTATATTAAATTTAGAATTAATTATTCATTAGAATTGTTAAACATTGATAAAATATTTGATATTAAAGATGAAGATATTGAAAAATTTGATTTTTTTGAATTGGAACAGGCTTCTACAATACATGTGGATTTCTTTCATAAAACTTCACCAAACTATAATAAACACGCACACGTAGCAACAACTAACGACTTATTTTAATACATATGTACAATTGGATAAATAAGGCATCGTCAGCCTATTTAAATGACGGAAAAAGTGGTTATTTATTACCAGGAGAAACTCCTGAAATTAGATTTGAATTAATTGCGAATACAATTCAAGAAGTATTACCAAAAAACCCTACGTTTAAAGAAGAATTTTTAAAATATTTAGATATTGGAATGTATGCATTATCCACACCATTTATAACAAGTGTTGGTAGAAAAAGCGCTTTACCGTTTAGTTGTAGTAATCAACATATTGGTGATTCAATGGGTGAAATAGCTTTTGCTAAAGGAGAATCTGCAATAATGACAAAAGTTGGTAAAGGATGTTCTGGATATATGGATTTAAGAGGTGCTGGGGCTGCTATTACAAATAGCGGTATTTCATCACCAGGTTCATTATATTTTGCAGAAGGTTTTAATCAAATTATTAAAGAGGTTAATCAAGGTGTCAGAAGAGGTTATATGGCATTATATTGGGATATTGATCATGATGATATTCTAAATGTTTTAGACATTCATAGAGACAATAATCCATTAGATAAGATTAATTATGGTGTTTGTATTGGTCAAGATTTTTTAGATAAAGCTGCAAATGGTGATGAAAAAGCTAGAGAAGTGTTATTAAAAGTACACGAATCTAGATTCTTAACAGGGTTACCTTATATATTTCTTAAAGATAATGTAAATAAAGCTAAACCTGATGTATATAAAGATAATAATTTTACAATTAAATCTTCAAATCTTTGTACTGAAATATTAGAAGTTTCAGATGAAAAGTATTCATTTGTTTGTGATATTGCAGCAATGAATGCTGTATTTATAGATCATCCTGAATTTGATAGAGCTATAGAAGTTCTTACTCAAGCATTAGATGGTTTACATACAATTTATCAAAGAACTTTATTAAGTTGGAAACATAGTGATAAAAAAGAAGATAATTATAAATGGTTCTTTTTAAAGAAAGCATATAATTCATCACATGATTTTAGAGATATTGGAGTTGGTTGTACAGGTTATCATACCTTATTACAAAATAAAGATATTGCATTTGAATCAATGGATGCTAAATATATTAATGCTAAATTATTTAAAAAGATTCAAGAACATACTTTAAAATCATCTCAAGAATTAGCTTTACTTTATGGCGAACCTAAAATGCTTGAAGGTTATGGTAGAAGAAATTGTTTAATGAATGCTGTAGCACCAAATACATCTTCTGCATTTATATTAGGTCAAGTATCTCAAGGTATTGAACCTATATTTAGTAATTATTATATTAAAGATATTGCTGGTGGTAAGCATGTGATTAAAAATCCTAATTTAGAAAAATTATTAGAAGAATTAGGTATTAATAATAGAAGTGTTTGGAATAGTATTGCACAAAATGATGGTTCAGTATCACATTTAGCAGAACTTAACGAGCATCAAAAGAATGTTTTCAAAACTTTTCAAGAAATAGCTCCAATGGAGATATTGATTCAAGCAGCGCAAAGACAACAATTTATAGATCAATCTCAATCATTAAATTTAATGATTAATCAAAAAGTTGGATATAAAGAAGTTAACGCATTATTATATAAAGCTGCAGAACTTGGAATTAAAACATTATATTATCAACATGGTACAAATGCCGCACAACAATTAAGAAAATCTTTATTAGAGTGTGATTCTTGTGCAGGATAATATAAATAAATAAAGTGTGAAAAAGGGTTAATATTAGCACTAATTTAAGATACCTCAGTAACCCTGAATCTATACAAGCCCCGTAACTGATAACTCGGTAGGCTATAGAGTAGACCCGAAGTAAAGTAAGTTAAAAACACTTGTCGGCTAAGGTAATACGTGTGCTGTATTCTGGTAACAGAATTAAACCTTAAAACAGCGTATAATGTGGATGAGTGACCACAAACTTTATAGTGAAGCTGTAAGGTATCTTTTTAATAATAGAGAGAAGTGGTCTGAATGGTAAGACGCCAAGTCTAACTGAGAATTAGGGTTCGATTCCCTAACTTCTCTCTTTATTTTAATAAATAATAAATATGTTAAAAATTATATCAGGAGGTCAAACTGGAATTGATAGAATGGCTTTAGAAGTTGCTAAAGAATTAGGAATTGAAACTGGCGGATATACTGTAAATGGTTATAGAACAGAAGATGAATATGATATTAGTTTAAAAGAATTTGGATTAATTCAAATGGAAACTACAAGTTATCCAGAAAGAACTAAGAAAAATATTGAAGTTGCTTCAGGTAGTGTTTTATTTGGAGATCAAGAATCTTTAGGTTCAAGATTATTAATTAAATATTCTACAGAATTTTTTTATCCATTCATTATTAATCCCACATCTGAAAAAATTGTTAATTATATTAATGATTTAAAACAATTAACTAAAGATGGTTCTGTAATATTAAATATTGCTGGAAATAGAGGTAGTAAAATATCCAAAGAAGATTTAAATAAATATCGTGATATATTAAAACAAGCATTAATTGAAATTATAAATGAATAAAAATGAAATTCAAAGAATAATAATTGATAAAATTATATAAAATAATAATTAAATAATTAGGAATTATCAAATATTTTCCGTATATTGCGTAAATTTAAAACGCAATAAAAATGGAAGAATGGAGAATTAATATTTATAAAGAAATATTAAAAGATTATAATACTGGTAACTATAAATTAAAAGAATTATCGTTAAAATACGGAATTAAATATGATACAATTTCTATAAATATTAGAAAATTAGGAGCTATTACAAATCCTCACGGTAAAATATATATATATGAATTCAAATATTTTTGAAAAAATAGATACTGAGGAAAAAGCTTATTGGTTAGGTTTTATATATGCAGATGGAACCGTCTATAAAACGGGTAAAAATTATTATAGATTTGAGTTAGGTCTTGCAGAAAAAGATTTAATACATATTGAAAAATTTAAAAAATTTGTAGATTCAAAACATGATATTAAATATAGAGTTAAAACTAAATCTTTTAGACTTGCGTTTAACGATCCTCAGTTTACAACAGATTTAATAAATTTAGGATGTATTCCAAATAAATCATTAATATTGAAATATCCTACAGAAGATCAAGTTCCTTTAGAATTACAAAAACATTTTATTCGAGGTTATTTTGATGGAGATGGTTATTTAAGTAAACCTCCAAAAGGATTAACTATTTCTTTATTAGGAACAAATGAATTTTTAAATTCTATATTATCATATTTATCTAATAATTTAGATATAAATAAAAAATGTTTAAAAAAAGATAAAAGACATTTAAGTAATACTTATTATTTTGATTTAACAGGTGATAATGCTAGATGTTTTTTAAAACATATTTATAAAGACTCTAATATTTATTTAGATAGAAAATATAGTTTATTTGAAAATATTAAATTTAAAAATGAAATTATAAATGAATAAATCAAAAAAAGATATTATTCAAGAAAAAATAGAAAATATAATTGTTAAAAATAATTGCAATGGTATAATTCTATCAAGTGTTAGGTCAGGAAAAACGAAAATGATCTTAGAATCAATAAGAAAACATAGTCAAGGTAAAGATATTACTATTTTTTTAGCATATCCTACAATAGATATAAAAGATTCTTGGGAAAATGAAATGAAAAGATTAAATTATTATCCAAAAATAATCTATAGTACTTTTATATCATTAGAAAAAAATTATATAGGAGGTTTAGATTATTATTGTTTTGATGAATCTCATGCAATACCATTAGTTAATGTATTACCAATTATATCTAAAATTGTTAAAAATAATGATAAAGTTATATTAGCATCTGGTACATATAGTGAAGACACTCTATTAAACTTAAAGTTCTCAACAGGTTTGCAACAAATTGTAAATTATAGTACAGATGATGCAATTAATGATGGAATTGTTAATAATTTTAAAGTTGAAGTTCATTTATTTAAATTAGATAATACTAAATCTGTACAATTTGGAGGATTAAAGAAATGGTATTCAACAGATTATAAAGAATGTCAAAGAATGTCTAAAAAAATAGATAATTCTTTTGGTCAAGATAAAATGATGGCTGCATTATTTAGAATGAAAATGATAAATAGTTGTCAATCATTAATAAGAATTGTTAAAAAATGGATTGAAGATAATCCTGATAAACGATTTATATTATTTACAGGTGATGAAAAAGTTGGAATGAATTATAATATTCCAATGTTTAATTCAAAGAGTAAGAATAACGACGTTTTAAAGGACTTTCAAGAGTATCGTAGTAATAGTTTATGTCTTATTAAAAAAGGTGGAACAGGAGTGACATATGAAGGTCTAGATACTATATTGATTACAGATATTAACTCTAATTCTGAAACATTGGAACAAAGATGTGGTAGAAGTCTATTATTTGAAAAAGGTAAAGAATCTACAGTTCATATATTTTGTAGTAATGAAAGTTTTCAATTGAAATGGCTTGAAAGTGCATTATCTTCAATAAATAAAGATAGAATACATATAAATCATATAGATTAATTAGAAAATAATCACTAAATAATTAGGAATTGTCATAAAAATTCCGTATATTGCATAAATTAATTTTATGCAAATATGATAGGAATTTATACAATTACAAACTTAATTGATGGAAAGTTTTATGTTGGATATAGTAAAAATATCCATAAAAGAATAAATAAACACAGATGTATATTAAAACTTAATAAACATGAAAATCAACATTTACAAAATGCTTATAATTTAGATGGTGTAGAAAATTTTAAATTTGAATTATTAGTTGAATGTGAATATAAACACCTTGCTTCAGAAGAACATTATTGGGCAACATTATTAAATGTGCACGACAATGATTTTGGTTATAATATTTCTCCAACAAATCCTAATAATATACAACAATTTTCAAAAGAAACACGATTAAAACTTTCTAAAGCTTCGACAGGTAATAAAAGAGCTTTAGGTGTTGAAAAATCTGAACTTAATATTTTAAAAAGAAATATTTCTTCTTTGAAAAATGAAAATTCAAATGGAAGTAGTAAATATAAAGGTGTTATTTTTAGTAAAAGAGATAAATGTTGGAAAGCACAATTTACAGTTAATGGGAAAAATATTCATTTAGGTTATTTTAAAACAGAAGAAGGTGCTAAAAAGATTGCAGATGAATTTAGATTAAAGAAACTTAATGAATTATGTGAAAAATTAAAATTAATAGAAGATCAAATTTAGAATCTATTAATCCTAATAGAATAAATTATAATTATATATAAAAATGGGAAAAATACCAACAGCAAAAGAAGTATTTGAATTAGAAACAAGTGAAAACACATCTGATAAATTATTAGATTGGGAAAAACAACATATATTAGATGCAATGATAGAGTTTGCTAAAATTCACGTAACAACGGCTTTGAAACGAGCAGATAATCACGCTAAAATGTATAATGAAACAATAACTATTCAAGATGGTATTTTAAAATCATATTCCTTTGATAATATTAAATAAATGAAAAAAATTAAAGAATTACAAAAAAGATCTAAACTTTGTGAAGGTAGAAATTATGGTGTAGGATTTACTATCTTAAATAAAAAAGGTAGTAAATTTGAAACCTATTTACCATTTACAGCTTGTAGAGATTATTTAAATGATTTTGCTTATGTAGAATCTACTAAAAAAGAAATAGGTAAAATTTATGGATATAATCATAAATTATTAAATTGTTTTGATAATAAAAATATTGTATATTTTGGTGTAAATGCGTTAAATTATAATAATAATATTGGTAACTATAATGAACTTAATAAACTTCAAGATATTTTAATTAATAATTATAAAAACTTAGAATTATTTTTAAATATAATTGAAAATCATTTAAATATTAAAATTAAAACATCTATAGAATTAGATGAAGATACTTTAATTATTAAATGTTCTAAATTCTGGGTTAAATCAACACCATTAATTAGTGTTTATACATTGTTAATTAGATGTTATTTTAATTCTAATTTGGAGATGGTTCTGTTTTAGATATTCTTAAAAATAATGTACCATTCATCAATGCTGACTCTATGATGAAAAAACCTTGTATTGATTTTTATGAACTATATTCAAATAATAAAAGTAAATTTATTAATCCTGATTATAAAGGTTATAATTTAGTAATAGAAGGTGATCCAAGTCGTATTCATAATTTTGGAATTGATGGATTTATTAAAAAACTTAGATAAATGAATTTAAAAGACAAAATAGAATTAGTAGCTTCTGAAAGAGATTTATCATATTGTTATTTAAAAACAGCAGAAGAATTATTTGAACTTGGAGAAATATTACTTAAACAAGTTACTAAACCTCAAGGAAGTGAAGAAAGAATTCCACATTTAATTGAAGAAGCTGGAGATGTTATATTAAATATTAAAATCTTAGTTTCTAAATTATATATTGAGGATGAAGTTAAGAAGAGAGTTGAAAATAAATTAAATACTTTATTATGAATGAAAAGCAATTAATTGCATTTATAGCTCATTTAAATAGATATAATAAATATGGTGATATTTATTATCAAAAAGGATATAATCGTGGATACACAGAAAAAGAAATGATTAATAATTTTATAAGAAAGTATGAGAAACAAACTTAGAATATCGATTGTTTTAGATTTAATGTTAAATAAAGAAACCTTATTACATTTTTTAAATGCATCTTCACAAAAAACAATAGATATAGTTTATAATCATTGGGAAAGATTTGAAAAAGAATGGAAAGAAAATCCAGATCAAAGATTTGGTCAATTATTATCTAATTTAGATTTAGTTCCAAAAGATATTGAAAACCATATTTGGAATATCGAAGAAGATGATTGGTTAATTCAAAATGGTTATTGTAATATTGAAGATATTAAATTTTGGGGAGTTAATTATTATAAAAATAATAAAAAACGTAAAACAACTAAATTTAAATTATTGAAAGATTTAGATATAGATCATATTAAAAATATCATTAAATTCTTTGAAGATCAAAATATGTTACATAAATTAAATAAAGAATACTTCTATCATAAGAAAGATCCAATATTCCTTTAGGCGGTCCATGAGACACCACTATATCAATCCATTCTGGAATAGATGAATATAATTTATCCATTTTACTTCTATCTTTCATAAACCACCAATTACCAAAATTTGGAGTAATAGGGCTTCCCCATATTTTAATTCCTTCGATTTCTACAAATTCATTTTCTAAATATATAATATTTAAATCTTTACAGATTTTATTAACTTCTTTTCTATTATGAAATACAAAAGAACTATGATTTCCTGCAACAAATATTTTATGTTTTATAGGTAAATTAGCAAACCATAATATAAAATCTCTAAATTCAGGTTCGTTAGTATGTTGATCTTTAGAATTAGACTCGTCACCACTATGGATGACGATGTCTATATCTTTAGGGAGTGTTAATAATTTATGATATGAATGAGTATCTGAAATATGCCAAATTCTTTTAAGTTTAAGTTCTTTTTTAAATATATTTAAATATATATATTTTATGAAATTAACTAGTTTCATATTGTTCAATTTTATCAATTATAGAAGCTTTTTTTAATATTAAATATATTAAGTTATCTCCAAATTTTTCTTCAACTGTTTCAATCTTAGGTAAAATACCTTTTTCTAAATCATTAGTCATATCAGCAATAGATATTTCATGTTTTAATAAAAATCCATCTAATACTTTTTCTCTAATTAATCCAGAACGTTTTGAACCCTCATTGAAGTTGTGAAATGGATCACTATTACGGCGATACTCTTTTCCCTTTTCAATTAAGACATTTTGAATTTGATTTAAAGTTTCATCAACAATTTGTTCAAATCTATTTTCTGTCATTTATTCAAAGAATTTATCAATATTAATTAATACTTTTTCATTCTTAACTTTTTGAGATTTTAAGGTATCTAATTCAGTATTTAATAATTCAATAGCAGAAACTCTATACCCTGCTTCTACTTCAATTTCAATATTAACTTTAATAATATCATTCTTTGTTTTCTCAAATATTGAAAAAATATTTTCACTTTTACTAATTAATGATTGTAATTTTGTTTTTCCTAACATTCTTATTTATTTAAATTATTAATTCTTTTATTAAAATATTCTAAGTAATCTTTATTTAATTTATGTAACATATTTTGATCTTCAAAGAATTTAATGATATTTTTAATATGATCTATATCTAAATCTTTCAATAATTTAAATTTAGTTGTTTTACGTTTTTT